CCAACCATCATCGCCGTCATCATCGCCTGCCTACTGCAAGCCGCGTCACTCGGCTGGGGTTTCTACCAGTCAGGCCGCGCCGCTCGCGCCGAGGCAAAGGTAACGGCCTGTGCCGCGAAGCATGAAGCGTTCGTCGCCCAGGTCGACGCACAAGGAAAGCTAGCCAAGGAAAAGGCCAAAGCCACCGAAGAAACCCGAAGGAGAACTGCCGATGAAACCGCTCGCGGATGGGCTGCTGCACTTGATGTTGTTCGCGTTGATGCTGCTCGCCGGGTGCGCGCAGCAGCCAGTTCAGGTTCCGGTAGCCGTGGATTGCCCGCCGATCCCGCGCCTGGACAGCCGAATGTTGGCGCCGACGCCGACCCAATACCTGCTGCCGAAAGACTTGCAGCGGACTGCGCCGAGACAACCCTGACGGCGAATTACTTGCAGCGATATATCGAGGATCTGAAATGAACGAGACCAGACGAGCCGCATTGAGCCAGCTTGCAATATCGGTGGATTTCTCCAGGGCGCAGGTTGAAGAAGTTCTAGCCGCTGAGCGCTCCGACGTGCAAGCGCTACCGGACAACATCGAGGACAGCGCATTCGCCGAACACGTATTGAAGCGCCCGATGTTCGAGCTTGCGTCCGCCAAGGTGCATCTGACCGAGGCGCTTGAACACCTTCGAGCAGCCGTGGCGAAAGAGAAGACATGAATGGCACCGCACGTAATGCTCAACTGCTGGCTGGTCGCGATGTGGCTGTGGATTCAGTCGCGCGGCCGGTCGGTCGTCTGGGTTCTCCGTTCTCGGCACTCGTTCGGGCTGCTGCCGCACTTTGGCATCGGCGAGAGACTGGGCTTTCGGTCGTTCCGGTCGGTCGAGTATGTGCCACCCCGGAACCGCCTATGGAGCCGGCAGGACAAGGGGCTGCTGTTCTGCGGTCACTACGTCGTCAAGCACTACCGGCTGATCGCCGTGCGGCGCTGGGCCACAAAGGAGCAGGCAATGGCAGACATTTATTTTCCGAGAACCAGGTGAGTAGCGGGAGAAAACAATGGCTATGAAAGACCCAGAAATCACCATCGTTCGCGGAGAGACCTTCTCGATGGTCGTTCGCTGGATGTTGAAAGACCAGATCGTCCGCAAGGCGATTACGGCGATTTCGCTCGCCTCGGGGGCGCCGCGCCTGTCTGTTGCTAGCCACGGACTCACGGATGGTTGGCCGGTATCGCCCTACGGCGTTCTCGGTATGACGCAGATCAATGCCAAAAACACACCGCCGAGGGATGACGACTACCACAAGGTTACGGTCGTTGATCCGAACACCGTTGAGCTGAGCGGAGTAACGCCGGTCGACGATAACGGCGGAATATGGGATGCCTACGAGTCCGGGGGCTTCATTCAGTTCTACGCCGCGCAAGACCTGTCTGGCTACACGGCGCGACTCGACATCAAGGACAAGAAGGGCGGAACGGTGTGGGCATCGTCGGAGGCTGCTGACGCCCCGAAAGACATCATCGTTGCCACAGTGGATACCGCCGCCAAGATTGTCACGCTGACGATTGACGAAGCGGATACCGCAGCGATTACCGCCATGAAGGGCGTGACCGACCTCGAAATGGTCAGCCCGACCGGCGTTGTAACGAAACTCAAGCTGACCTCTTCGGGAAGCGACAAAGAGCCTGATCCGGTCGTTGTGACCGGTGAAATCACGACTTAACTTTTAACCAAGGAGCATCACCATGCAACACGAAAAAGCAGATGCCGCCGTACATGGTGGCGCTTCACTCAGCAACGACATGACCGTTCGGGAAGTCTCCGAAGCGCATGGCGTCTATACCGCAATCCTGTCCGGCCCGCTTGAGCAGTTCCGCGAGCAGTACGTCGCCCTCCGGGAGCGACTGACGCGCGGCGGCATTCGCGGGTTCTTTGACCGCCTGCTGCACGGCCGGGCGCTGCTTGCCGAGTTCCTCGCTATTCCGGTCGAACAGAAATGGGCCGACCAGTTCGAGAACGTCGTCACGACGGTTGGCAAGAATCTCGCGCTCGACACCTACCTCGCTGGGTCGGCATACACGGTCGTTGGCCCTTACATGGGCCTGGCCGGTTCCGGTGCATCGTCCGCAGTGGCGGGTGACACGATGGCATCGCACGCCGCGTGGACTGAAGTTGGTGGCACCAATGCGCCGGTCTATACGGGCACGCGAAAGACGGCGGCATGGTCGGCGGCTTCCGGTGGGTCGAAAGCCCTGTCGGCGGCCCTGTCGTTCGCAATCACTTCGTCTGGCACGGTTGGCGGTTGCTTCCTTGTCTATGGCCCCGGTGCGGTGGCAACCATCGACAACACTTCCGGCACCCTGTACTCAGCCGGTGCGTTCTCTGGCGGCAGCAAGACCGTTTCCAACGGCGACACGCTGAACGTCAGCTACACCGCTTCCCTGTAAGGAGAAACATCATGGCGCAATTCCCCAAAGGCAGTAAAGTTCGCCAGATCATGCCGGCACCCATTGTCGGCACGGTCGAGCGGTATGACGTGGATCAAGAAACCGGCGTGCTTCAGGTGCTTGTTTCGTGGCCTGACTCGAACGGCGACGGCGTTCCGGAATCCCGGTACTTCAAGGTCGACCAGATCGAGGCGGTCGATGAGTAACCTCCCCGCAATCCGTGCGGAAGAGGCGCTAGGCAGCGTGCTTCAAGAGATTGAAGCCGCTTTCTACGACATTCCGTTCGAGAACTCGACGTTCCAGACCGAGGCGTTCGTTATCGCCGCGCAGCAAACGCCGGCTCGGGCCTACCGGGCAATCGGCCTGCGCATGATGACAAAGATTCAGGCGGTGCGCGCCCATGAAATCAAGAAGGCGCGTAACCAGATCGACTTGGACGAGAAGGAGGCGAAACTTGCCGACTCTGAAGTGTCCGAGTTCGACAAGCGCCGGCTGCGCCTCGACATCATGGAACTGCAAGCGGACTCCGTGTATGGCGACAAGCTGCTTAACGACGCCCTGCGCGAGCTTGATGTCCTCTACGCATGGTTCAAGCGCCTGCCGCGCTACACCCGCGAACAGTTCGAGGCCGAAGAGTTCACGCACTTCTCGGCCCGCATGGAGCGGCAACTGAAGTGCCCCGGCCCGCTTGAGTCCATCGAGAACATGAAGGCTGATCTTCCGTCGATGCCGACGCGGATTCAAGGGGCGTTCGCGCAGATCGCCCACAACGAAGCGCAGAAGTTGGATAAGAAGGGCTAGCCATGCTCGCCTCCCCGCGTTCCGCTGCCGGTCAGAGAACCAGCAACCTGCCAGCAACACCGAGCACCACGACGTTCGGCACGCGGGCTACGGGTTCGGCAACGGTCAATACAAAAGGCGCCTGGGCGCAAGTCACCGCGTCGCTGCCGCACGACGCCTACGGATTCTGGCTGACGATGGCAGGCACGGCGGTAAGTGCGACCAGCACCGACATGCTGTTGGATATAGGCATCGGCGCGGCGGCGTCGGAGGTCGTGCTTGTTCCTGACCTGCTGTCAGGGTGGATCGGCACGCCGACACAGGCGCCCAGGTCGCTGTTCATCCCAATCTTCATCAAGAAAGGGACGCGGGTTGCGATCCGGTGTCAAGGCGTCATCGCCTCCGACACCGTTGACTGCATGTTCTTCTTCAATTCAGGCGATCCAGCGAACCCAGGCCGCCTGTTCTCAGGCTGCGACGCTTACGGTATTGTCTCTGCCTCGTCGGCTGGGCTGGCGCACACGCCGGGCAATACCGGCGCTGAATCGACATGGAGCAACATCGGCGGAGTAACCTCGAAAAGCTACGGGGCAATCCTCCCGCTCATTCAGAGCAGCAATACGACGACGACAGCCGTTGCCTACCATTGGGAACTCGGCGTCGACAGTGTGACGCTTGGAGAGTGGTATTTCATGGAGAACACCGGTGAGTACATTGTCGGGCCGTTTCCGGAAGAACCCGCTTTCGTCAATATCGCAGCCGGCGCGCAGCTTCAGGTTCGGGCAGAAGCCTCTGGAACGGCGATTGCGCACGACGTCGCCGCGTACTGTTTCTACTAAGGGGCCACCATGGCAATCGCAGAACTCTACTCCGGGTCGGTTACGATCAGCACCACGGAAATCTCCTTGGTCAGTGGCACGTCTTCGCTGCAATCAGTTGCCACGGACGGCATCTACCAAGTGCTTCTCGACCTGAACGCACTGGCCAACGGCGACGTGTTCGAGTTGAAGGTGAAAGAGAAGGTACGCGCCGCCGACACGCAGCGGGTGACGCACATCATCCCCATCGCACACGCGCAGACTGGACAGCCGAACCTTGCTACGCCTTCGTTGATACTCTTGCACGGCTGGGATGTAACGCTCATCAAGATTAGCGGCACCGACCGGGCGATCCCTTGGTCGATTCGACAGGTCGCTTAAATGTCATGGCTGTTTCAGCCTCTTCTACCGGGCGCTGCGCACCAGCAGAGCGACCCGAACGCGGTAAGCAGGGTCGAGGCGGCGACAGCTTCCGATGCGTGCAACGTGGTTGTGTCGTATGGCGTTTCCTCCACTGAAGCAGGCGCGGCATCCGCAGCGCAGTACAGCCCGAACCAGACCCCTCGGGCGTTCTTCTGCGGGCATAACGGCGCATCTGCGGTGCGCTGCATCGGCTTTGCCGACGACACTGCGACCGACCCCTCGGCGACAATACCGACGGCGGTAACGTCTGCCGCAGGTCTATCGAGCGCTGACAACGGGTTCTTGCTCGGCTCTGGTTCAATCGGCAACTACGCAGACAGCAGCGCGATCCAGTCAGTATCGTTCGGCGAGGAAACATGGGCCACAGAAAGCGCGACGCTTTCTATCGCTCGTCTTTGCGTTGGGTGCGGAACGTCAGCCTTCGGATACGTCGCCGGTGGAAGAAATGTCGGCGGAACGGCGCTATCAAGTTGCGAAAAGCTCACCTACGGAACACGGACTCGCTCTGCTGTTTCGGCGGCGCTTGCCAGCGCGCGAGATGGGATGTGCGCCGTTCCTTCCAGCACGAAAGCGTACTATTTTCCCGGCGGAAACTACGCGACCACGATAGATGGTTTTCTGTTCTCCAACGACACGGCCATTTCGGTGGCGGCGACGACCACTCGGTACGGTTCAAGCGGAACAGCAGACGCGGCGAATGGCTACCTGTACGGTGGGCGCTACACTTCTGACAATTCCTTCTACGGCGACGCGATTAAGTGGGAGTTTGGAACCGAGTCGTTTAGCTCGACCGCAAGCGTCGACGGGCATTGGCGTAGCGCCTCTGCCGGGGATAGCGGGAGAGGGTATGCCGCTGGCGGGTATGTTGTTGGGCCAACCCTGACATCAGCCATTCGGAAGGTCGCTTACAACACGCTGGCCTATTCTACGCTGTCGGCAACGCTGGGGTCGGCAAACGCCACAACTACCGGGCTGAGCTACGGAAACGCATCGACGCCCCCGCAGACAGCATCAAGAACAGAAGCGGCGACGGCCGACGCCTCGCAAATAGGCGCGTATGGCGATGACCTTGGGCGGGGATACATCGCCGGGGTTCAGTCGGCGGCAACCGTCAGGCGGTTCTCGTACGCAACCGACACGATGACGATTCTTGCGACAACCGTCCAGCACGCCTACGTTATGGCCGGCACACAGTCCGGAGACTACGGATATTCCGCATCAGACCTGCTCGGCGGAAACTCCGGGGTTGTCGATAAGTTGTCGTTTGCCTCAGAAACTCGCGCTGCTTCCGGGGCGTCGGTGTATAGAGACGTGGCACGCGCGGCAGCGGCGTCAAGCACCAAGGGGTATTTCATGGGCGGCGGGGCCAGTGCCGACGGCTGCACCGCACTGACTTTCGCCAGCGACACCGCCGCTGCCGTTTCTGACGTGCTCGACGCTGCAAGGGTCTATACCTCCGCCGGGTATCAGTCAGCAACAAAGGGGTATGTCGCAGGGGGAATGTATGGCGGCACGCCAATGAGCAGCATTGAAGGGCTGACGTTCTCCGGTGAGGCGGTTGCAACCATAGCGGCGACCTTGGCATCTGCAAAAGACAGTGTTGGCGCGGTGCAGTCATCTACGGTTGGATACGCAATAGGCGGAAGCACCGGGAGCAACGTCACAGACGTTGATGGCTTCATCTTCTCTACAGACGCAACGACGAACCCTGCCGCCGTGCTGTCTGCGGCAAGAACCGGACTGTCAGGTCTATCTTCGGTAAGCAGAGGGTATCTGTTCGGCGGCGGGTCGACCACACGATTCACGTTCAACTACGCATCGGAGTCGTTTGAGGCCGACCTGTCGATGGCGCTGGACTACGCCTATGTCTTTGCCGCCACGATGAACAAGAGTATCCCGACCTCTTCTGTGCAGTCGGCGGATATAACCAATGCGGCAAGCGCAGCGCACTCAGACACCGCTGCGGTTCTGGTGACTGGCGCCACCGCCGAACCGGCAACGGCAACAGATAGCCGAAGCACAGTCCTGGTTGCCGTTGGTTCGCGGACTGAGACGCTGGCAGCAACAGCCACGCACAACGGAACCTACACCACCACCGCGAGCGAAACGGCGACGGCCGCCGCGACGGACACCCCGACCGGTGCGGCGACCATCCCCTCCGCGATCAACGAGGCGCTGACGGCAACGGCCAGTTTCGACGGCGGGAAGCTATCCGGCGCGTCGCACGATGCGGTAGCGACTGCGACCACGACAGAGATCGGTGCGTTCGGGTTCTTCGTTGACTTCTCCGGCGCCGCCAGTGCAGCAGACGCGCCATCGGCGGCGAACACTGTCACCGCTTCGCTATCAGAGCCGGCTCCCTCCAGCGCCACAATGGCGGTCGTCGTTCAGTTTGTCTCAGCACTGGTGGAGACCTCGCCAGCGACGGACAGCCCGAACACTAGCCTTGTCGCTGTTGCGTCGGCAAACGAGGCCGCTTCTGCTGCGGCGACCTTCGACGCAGCGCAGCTATTCCTGCATCTGGTATCGGTCTCCGAGGCCGGCAGCGCGGCAGATACCAAGTCGGCCGGCGTGAGCTATCCAGTAACGTCGTCACAAGTCGCTACGGCGAGCAGCAGCCACGACGCGACGATGACGCTTGTTGGACAGTTCTCGGCGGGTGCTTCTGCGGACGACGTAAAGACAGCCATCGCTGGGTTCGTGGCGAGCATTGCAGAGACGACGACGGCCGATACCTCGATCATCGCCGACTCCGGCGGCGGGGGCATCGTTGTTGAAGCCGTGTCGGCAATAGACACGCCGACCGCAGGCGCTTCCATGCCGGCTACCACAAGCGCAGGCGCCACAGCGGCCGATAGCGCCAGCGCCAGCGGGATCATGCCGGCGGCCGTTGCAGAGTCCGCTACAGCGAACGCGGTGCAGGGCGGGTACAAGCTGTTCGCGGTTTCTGACGCGGCGACGGTTACGGCGATCACAAGCCAGTCTGTCGCTCTGCTGGCTAACACGGCGATAAGTGAAGCGGCGAGCGGGGCGACAAGCCAGTCTGCGGTCGCGGTGCTGTCCGTATTTGGTGACGCCGCGGCTTCCTCGGCGGATTTCAGCGCGGCACTCGGCACCTTCGTTGTCACCTGCGAGGCCGGCGCGCTTGCGACCGAATCGCAGTCGGCGGGATCAACGCTCACGGCAACGATCCTCGAAGCAGCAATCGCCCTGGCCGAACAGTTCGGTCTGAAACTCGGCGACGAACGGATATACCGCGTCTTCGCCTACGTGCTGACCGGCACCCCGAGCGTCTTTGTGGCAACCAAGGAAACGCACGTAACAGCAACCAGCGAGACCCTGGCAGTCGCTGTTGGAACAGAGGCAAGCGAAGCGGTGGCGCGCACCTCCGTTAAATCGATCACCGTGGCTAAGTAAGGAGCACATCATGGGCAAGTCAGCAGCATTCAAGAACGATATTCAGGAACTGATTTTCTTCGGCACAGCGATTCCTGGCATCGCACAGAACCACGCATCCCCAGCGACGGTGTACTGGTTGAGCCTGCACGTCACTGACCCGACCGCCGGGAACCAGGCGACGGGCGAAGTCAGCTATCCGGGGTATGGCCGCGTCGCTGTTGTTCGCACGACCTCCGGGTGGGAAGTCGTGGATAACGTGGCCGGGTTGCTAAACAACGTGGATTTCCCGGAATGCACCGGTGCAGCTTCGCTCAGTGCCGCCTACGCCGGGATCGGAACGTCCGAGACCGGAACGGGCTACCTTATGCTGGTCGGTGCGCTCAATCCGGCGATTGCGATCAGCCTCGGCACGACGCCACGCATCGGGGATACCTCGACAATCACGGAGATTTAACATGGCGAAGTGGATTCACACCGATGTCCAAGACTTCGGCATGGCCGAAATCAAGGAGGCGAACCGCTGGCACGTCATCAAGGCGTACACGGAAGGCGACGACTACACGACGGTAGTTGGCAATTCGGTGGGCTACGCCACAATGGCGCCGAGCGACTACGTGATAACCGGCGCGGCCAACGCGGCGCGCGTGATGACTTTCGCCTCGGGCAAGTCGTTCACCGCAAGTCCGGGGTCGGGCGTCTCGCCGAACCTGCATTTCGCGTTCGTGGATTCAACGACCAGTCGCGTGCTTTACGTGACCGACGAAACGACCGATGTGGTTATCGGCAACGGGGCGGCTGTCAGCCTGCCGTCAGGGCTGACCTACACGACGCCGCGCACACCGGCATAAGGAGAGCAAACTATGTCCAATGAAGTAATCCGGGTCTACGGCACCACAAAGACCCTTGAGGCGAATGGAGCGGCGTGCGCTTCGACGAACTCAACCGTCGACGCCAATGATGCGAACTACAGCGTTTCAGCGGACGGCAGCAGCTATCCGGACGCCGAGTTTGTGCTGAGCCTGACGATGGCGACGGCGCCGACCTACCCCGGTCACGTCATGCTGTTGGCGCGGCCGTTGAATGTCGATGGTACGGCAGATACCGAGCCGGTCAGCGTGGCCTTTCCGGGCGTCTTGATCGGCTCGTTCATCATCAACAACGTCGCCACGTTGCAGTACGTCACGCTGGTGGCAAAGGACGTTCCGCAGGAGGCTTCCTACTCTCTGTTCAACTCGGCAGGCAGTATCGCCGCCGGGTGGACACTCAAGGTAAAGCCGCGCACCAACAAGGCGGCGCCGTAACCGACCATGCCCGGCCAGCTTATTCCGAGTCGCAGGATACGCACCGGACGCCCGACAGGGTTCGCGGCGGCCAATCCAGCGCTCGACTTCGCTTTTCTGTTCAACATCGAGGAAACCGGGTTTTCTCGGAACGCCGCGCGACCATACGGGAAGCGGCACGAAATCATGCCGAGACCAGCATCGAACGGGTGCAACGGGTACGGGTATGGTTTCTGTCGCGGAGACTACGGACTCGGCTTCGCCAAGGGGTCTTTGGGCCGAGCCGCTGGGGCGACGCTGAACGGGGTTTCAATCAACCCGAGCAGGTTCCAGAACGAGGCCAGCATCAAGCTGACCATGAACACAGACGAGTACACGATACTCGCCGTGGTCGAACACGCCCCCTGGATGTATGCAGACGGGGGAAAGCCTGAGCTATTCTCTTTGCAGGGAACGCCGGCCGCCATCTACTCGCATCCGAGACTCGGATGGACGAACACTTACCTGTCGTTCGGGAGCACTTCCAGCCCGGCGTACTCCGACCTGACGCCACAGAACGAAACGGCGGTTCCCTATCTTGTCGTCGCGCGATTCACGGCGGGCCAGGCGGTCAGGTACAGCGCGGAACGTCTTGGCGCAGACCCGGTATGGAGAACATCGAACAACACCGCAGAGGCGGTTCAGGTCACGCAGCAGTTCGTCAATACCTACATGGGCGGGTTCCCCGGCGCCATCTTTCTCGGCGGGCTATCGACTCGACTGCTGACCGATGCAGAGGTGTCGGCCATATCCGCAAACCTCGGGTTCCTGTTCGAGCCGGAAGACTACTTCGTACCTTCCGGCAGCGGCGGGTTCGATCCTTCGCACCTTGTCGGGCAAAGCAGTTTCCACATCGGCCAGGCTGCGACCGGCGCAATCGGCGTAGTGAATCTTCCGGACTTTTCCGGGTCTTGCGAAACGCAAATATCGTTCGTCGGAAAGCGGGTCATCACGGGGTCTTTCGCAATGCAGGATTACTCGTCGGCCTATGCGCCGTCGATTCCTAAACGGCGGGCAGATAGCCGGGTCGCCATAGACACGCGCACCAGCGTTGATACCCGAGGGATCGTGCGGCGCCTTCTCGACCTGGTTGTAGAGACACGCAGCATTGCACGCCTCAGCCCAAGGCCGCGACAACTGCGGCGGCTTGATATTGTCACTGGCTCAGAGGTTGCATTTTCCGGAAGGCGCATTGCAGCGGCGCCGTTCTCGGCGTCTTGTTCCTCCAGCGTGGCCGACGATACGACCGCCGTTGTTGGGAGCGGCATGGGAAGCGAGTCGGAGTCGGTGCTTTCGCTTTCGTCAGCCCGGATGTCGGCGGCTCGAGTTGCAATAGCGGGTGAAACACAGGTCGATTTCAGGGCAGTAATAGAAGCTGCGGCGCCTGTGTCAGAGGCGTGCGTAGCGACCGGAACCACACAAATCAGGGCGCTGACTGCCCGCCAGGAGGTTATATGTCTGACGTAACGCTTTCAAGATTCCTCGGAATCAACAACCGTCGCTCTCGCAAGACGCTTTCTGCAGGAGAAGAAGGGCGCTACCTGGCTGATGCGGTCAATGTCGACATCGACGAAACGCTCAACGTCGTAATGCGAAAAGGGGTCGTGAAGGAGCATACGCTGACCGCCGGCAGATCGCTGTTCAATGCCGGTGGCAGGTTCTTCTACGCTGACGGGGCGACGCTCTACGCCGGGCAAATTGGGGCTGCTGCGGCCATCGCCACGGTCAACGCTGGGAACCGGGTGGTCTATGCCGACGTAGACGGAACCGTCTGCTACTCCGACAGCGTTTCACTAGGTGCCGTCGATGCTTCCGATATTGCGTCAAACCTGGCAGTTCCGGTGCCGGCGCAACCAACATCGAGCACGATTGCCGGAACCTTGCAGCCAGCAAGCTATACCTTCCTGATGACCTACGTTGTGAACGGCATCGAAGGTGGTGCCTGTCCAATGCAGTCGCACGCGCTGGTGGCAACAGGCGGCATTCGGATCACCTTACCGGCAACCCCCTCCGGCGTCGCATCAATCGGCCTCTACGTTTCCGGCCCTGACGGCACTGAGCCGCGCCGGGTTGGAACGGTTGCCGCCGGAACAACGCACGTTGATGTAACTGCGGCGCCTAACGGCCGGGTGTGCAACACGCGGAACAAAGGCCCGATGCCGGCTGGAACGATTCTCGCCGGGCAGAACGGCAGGCTGCTTTCCGTGGTCGACAACATCCTCTACTACTCCGAGCCTTACAACCTCGGGCTGAATGACAAGGTGGGCGGGTATGTTCCCTTCCCGAAGCCGATCACCATCGTCCAGCCCTGTGGGAACTCCGGGGTATTCGTCGTTGCTGACAAGACATACTGGATCGCCGCGCTCGGCAGCGAGGAAGCGGTGGCGGTTCACGGCATCGAGTACGGCGCTGTTCCCGGAACGTCCGGGTCTTTTGAAGAAGGGCAGAAGTGCTACTGGCTTTCCGAACGGGGTATTATCGTCGGCGATACAAGCGGGCAGGCCGCTAATGTCCAGATCGCTGCACAGGACATGCGACTTACCGGGCGCGGTTCTTCCGCCTACTTGCCGGGCCAAGACAGGATTGTTGCCACCCATGACCTTTGACAAGCGCCCGCCGATACTGAGAGACTTTTCCGGGGCAGGGAAGGGCGAGCTTCGCACGCTACTTGATCGCCCGGCCGACGAGTTCAGGACTTCGCAACGCATCCACCCGGATGGAACCGAGGACACGGCGAAGACGCGCGGGTTCCTCGATACCGAGGTACGACGCAGGCGCAAGGCCGGCAAAGAGCCGGAAGAGTTCCCTTTCTACGGCGTGCCAATATCGAACACGGCACTCTACGGGTTCAAGTCGGATGACACGCCGATGTCGCCGCCTGCCTATTGGGGAGAGCCGAGCACGGGCGAGGTGCAGCGCGGCGGCGCCTTGATCTACGTCGGCGGTCGGAGAGACGCCGGGCGTGTGAAGAAGAACAAAACCTGGGTGACGAAGCCGGCCAGCGGCGGGTTTCAGGCGCACCCTGGAAACTGCTGGTGGGAAGATGACCGCGAGCCGAACCCAAACAAGCGCCTGCGGGTGTCGTGGTGGGGGCCGTTTGGCCCGCTTGTGGATCGCAGCACGACGTTCAACGCGACGGTTCCCGAGCTTGGCCTTTCCCCACTGACGTGGCACAAGGTAAGCGGCACGCCTGACCAGTTGCTCATGGAGTACAACTACCTCGGCGCTCCGGTTCGACAGGGGCTTGTCTTTGTCGACGGAGTGCTTGAACTCACGCTCAACAGGTCGATTGTCGCTGCGGCTTTCTACTTCGACGGAAGCGGCAAGAAGTTTCTACGCTTTCTGGCGATGAGCGAAGACTACCCGCACGACTATTACGACGGGAATATCTCGAACCTCCAGTTCTGCTCATACTCCTACGAGACCCACGCGGTTACGGAAGGCGCGTACATCGGCGACGCATTCCTGCGGGCTGACCTTCCGCACTACCGGCCACGGTTCAACGCCAGTGGAACGAAGTTTTTGTACAGCGGAACTGCCGCCCCTACAGGCTGGTGCGAAGTCGACTGGGCTACGCAGGCGGTCGTTGGGGAGGCGCAACTATTCCCCTACGCGCAAAACACGGTGGACGTAGGGGGTGGAAGTTTTGTCGCGCCTGTCGCTTTGACTGACGCTGTTAACGCTAGGTCTGAGGCAATAGGTATCTGCCCCCCGCTGAGTGTTACCGAGTATTCAGCTTCGGCGTTTTCGGCGTGTTCCCCCCTTCATGTGTGGTACGCCGCCGACGTGGTTCACGCCGCACACCGTGTTTCTATAACTGGCGGATGCCTGACGCTTGCGAACACCGGAGGCGGAAACACAGCAAGCCGAGAGGCGTCGGTCTCGTTCAGCGCCATAAGTGTTGACGGGGCGATACAACACAGGACGCAGAAACTCCGCTGGCTAAAATACGGGGCGCAAACATCAGTTCCTTCTGGCGCAGACTTTGCTGTGACAAAAACAAAACGGTGGGAGTTTTGGGCGTGGTCATCGATGTCGGCCTACCCGGCGTCAGGAGCAGCAGAGATCAGCCCGACAAGCAAGGGAACGGATGGAAAGCATTTGCTTGTCGGGGCAGGAAACGGCGGGTTCGACCACAACAACTCCTACGCTAACCACTACGTTTTCGAGCAGACGAACAGCGGGCTAAACAACGCCGTTCCGGAAGTAACCGTGCCTACTGTTGGTGGCGAGCTATCAGCCCCAACGGCGTACCTTGTCGTGCTCAAGAAAATCAACGGCGCCTACGTTGCCGAGCTATGCCACTTGCCGGTAAATCACGCGGCCATTCCGGGCATCTGGCACATGGCGACGAACCGCAAAGAGACGGATGTTGTCGTTTCAATGGGAACAGAGCATGACCCGGATGGCTACTCTGCTGCTTTTCCAAAGGCTTCCTACCTGTTGTGGCTTGATAAAAAGCGGGTATGGCGCAGCCTGAAAGGTAAAATCAAGACAGGCAACGCAACGAGCGACGAGACGGTGCGCGTTGTTTCGCTGATCGCAATCGACAAAGACCGAGGGTACTATGAAGACGATTTCTTTACATCGTAAATCCGGCGCTGCAACGCGGTACGACGAGTCGTTCGTGTTCGACAGTTTGTGCGTTGACCGTGAAGGCACACTTTGGGGCATCCGGGCGGACGGCATTTACCGGGTCGAAGGAAAAACCGATGCTGGGGCGAAGATTAGGGCTGAGGTTGATTTCGGCGACGAAGACTTCGACTCCCCGTTCGAGAAGCACGTCCTAGCGGCGTACCACTACGGCGAGACCGAGGGGGTGATGGCGCTCATTATTACAGATCGCGACGAGGACTACGAGTATAGATCGCGAGGCGCCGGCACAGACGCAGGCGGCGTTAGGTTCGATACCGGAAAAGGGCTTCGTTCAAACTATTTTGGCATCAAGCTGGCGAACGTCGCCGGGGCGAGCTTTTTTACTAATGCGCTGACGGTTAAGACCGCAGAATCAAAAAGGAGAATTTAAATGCCTGACATCATCACAGGATCAACCGTACCCTCCGAGCTTGTCCGTCAGGTTCTGAATGCAACCTGGGACTTGGGGCTGACCAAGGCGACAGCATCCGCAACGCGGGTAAATAACGCGCTGACCGAGCTTGCCTCGCCACCTACGATGTCCGCTTCGAGCGTAGCGGTTCCTTCCGTTACTGAGCCGGTGGTTACGATCCCTACCGATCAAGAGGCTGATGCGTTCAACAAGTTCGATTCTCTGTACCCCGAGCTTATTGACGCCCTGTCTGCGGAGTTTGCAGCATTTATCAGCGCCTACTTTCCTGCGCACTCTGCCAACTTGACGGCAACAGAAGCGTGGCTGCTTGATGCTATGCAGAATCCCGATGCGGTTCTACCGCCAGCGCTCGCGGCGGAGATATGGGAAGGAGATCGCAGCCGGGTCAACGATGCCGCCTCGCAAGCTGTTGAAGCAGTTGCCGCTACATGGGCCTCGCGCGGGTTCCCGGTTCCGCCGGGCGTTGCCGTCGCACAGGCGTACAAGATTCAGGAGGCCGCCATTACCGAGCTTGCTAACTCGTCGCGTAACGTCGCGGTCAAGTCGTTTGAAATGGCCTACGACAAGCTGAAATTTGCTGTTACACAGATGGTCGACCTGAGGACAAAGGCGGTTGCCGCCGCAGCGGATTACGTCAAGGCGTTGGCCTCTGGCCCGGACGTGGCGAGTCGCGTGGTCGGCATTGGCTATGATGCGCAGAGCAAACTGATTTCCGCCGTGTCCTCGTTCTACAGCGCGCGGATTGACGCCGAGAAGTTGGCCTATTCAGCGCGCCAGCACAACGCGGACTTCAACCAAGCGGCGGCGCTGGAAAACCTGAAAGCGATTATCGACGTTCTCGGAAAGCGGGTGTCGACGATCCTTTCAGACGCGCAATCTACTTCGCACATGGCGGCGTCGCTGTTCAACAACGCGCACGTCCAAGCATCCATGAGCGGAAGCCTCGGGATCGGATACCACTACAACAACGATACGCAGAATGAGGCGCCGACGCTTGTTGCGGTTGGCGTCTAAAGGTAGGGGGGCCGTCGTAATCTTCGGTAAGTAACGATCGGAGTTTTACGATGGCCACACCTAAAAATATCTGTTTCGCGGACGGGGGTCCGATCAGCAAGGCTGATCAGATGATCGCCGACATCAACGCCAAGTATGGCGTCTCGGGAAAATCAGCTCCAACACCTACCCCTGCCCCGGCTCCAGCACCCCCTCCACCGAAAGAGGCGCCCGGCAGCATGCTGCAGAAAGCCGCTGGCCTTTTCAGCGGGCGAGGCAAGCAGATTGACAAGGCGGCTGGCTACGCCAATGGCGGCAAGATTCAGGGTCCTGGTACGCCGACCTCCGACAGCATCCCGGCTACCGTTGCCGAGACCGGTGAAGATATCCAGGTCTCGAATACGGAACGGATCATCTCCGCCAAGCAGGAAGTCCTGCTTGCCAAGATCGCTCAGATGCTCGGCTTTGAGTCGGTCGATGCCATGCTTGAGGCGGGTACCGGACAACCGGTTGGCCCGACGGTCAAGGGCGGGAAGAGGACCGCATCAACTGGAATGTCACCAGAGGAAAAAGATTGGCGCTTGAGCACAGGGAATATCGCAGGCCCGTACGCACCCAACCTCGGGAAGGAGATAGGGAATTCCGTGGCTTCTGTCCTTCCGGTGGAATCCCCATTGGGCCAAATGATGAAGAGTGGTACGCAAAGCAATCCGTCACCTTCTCCGGCCGACCAAAAGCTGACCTTGCCTGCTACTCCCCAGATGTCACTGGACCCCAACAGTATCGTTCCACGTCTTCTGGCTGGTGCCAAGGAGACCTACCCCCAAAACACCCCAGCAACGTACAAGCCGGAGGCGCCAGCGCCCAAGCCGGAGATCACGGCAGGGATGGACTCCAAGCAAAATTACGGCACCGGTCCCGGAGCGGAAGCCAATGCCGTTTTGGAACGTGCGAACAATGCGCGCTCCGGCCTGATCGAATCCATGATCGCAGCTAATGGTGGCAATGGCGTTGCGATCATGCCAGAAACCGGGACGCAAAGCACGACACAGAACATGATGAGCCGGTTCGACGAATTGGCGGAGGGGGCGAAGCGCACAGGTCGTAAAGGCCAAAAGGTCCTTGATGCCTACACAGGACTCGTTCGTCAGCAGATGGCTTCGGAAGCGGAAGGGCAGAGGGCCGCTGGTCACGATGCAACTCTCCGCAGGGGGCAGGATATTTTGGCAGCAAACCAGTCACCAGGCAAGGAATTGAACCCGCTTGACCAACGGCTCAAGGGCTTGCAAGTCAAGGACCAAGAGCAGATGGCTTCGTTGCGCGGCAAGCTGCTCGATCCGAATGCTTCTCCAGCAGACAAGGCAACGGCGACTGCCGCCATTCGGGCCTTGTCAGGAAAGACGGAGGCCGGAAAGTTTGGCGGGCATGTCGTGAAAGGACAGATCGGGGAGCCCGACACCTTTGTCACCTGGGACGAACGCACCGGCCAACCGGTATTCGCCGGGACGGGTGCCGATGTCACCAAGTCCGTTCGCTCCCCGCAGCAGATCAAGCAGCTACCTGCTGGCTACACGCCAGAGAAAGTCTTGGCTGAGGCTAAAGCATCCGGGAAAGACCCAGCAGCTATCGCAGCACGCTTGGCAGAGTACGGTATCCAATACAAGTAACCAAGGAACACTATGTCCCTGTTCGATGATCTTCCGGCAATAGGGGCCGCTCCCCGGGCAGGCCTGTTCGATGACCTTCCTGACGTAGAAAAAGACGGCCCCCTGACCCGCGGCTTCAAGCGGGCGATCAACTCCGGTCGCACCGCATATAATCTGACCACAGGTGACGCGGAGACCGGAGCTACGCTGGCCGCCGAACGCGCGGACTACGCCCGCAAGAACCCGGGATCGCCCGAAGGCAACGAGCTGATGGCGGCCTGGGAGCGCGGCGACGGCGTTACCGGTGGCATCAAGGAAGTGGCCGGGGAGGTTGCCAAGGATTGGACCGACGCGCCCAACGTCATGTCGGCGGTCCGGGCGACCGGCAAGAACCTCGGTGCGATGGGGGGCGGGATCCTTGAGCAGATGCCGAACATGGTCGCTCCGATGGCCGGTATGCTGGCCGGTGGTGCAGCCGGTTCGCTGGCAGGCCCGGCTGGAACTGTCGGTGGTGCTTTTGCCGGGGCAACCGCCGGCAATACCGCCATGGAAGCTGCAGAACAAGTCGATCGCGCCATCCGGCAAGCCGGCATAAATCCGGAAGACAAGGCGGCCGTCAAGGCGTACCTCGCTGCGAACGGCGATACCGTGCTTGGGCAGGCGGCAACCAAGGGTGCCATCATCGGTGCGGTCGATACAGCAACGATGGGCGCTGGGCACTTGCTGTTGTCGGCCCCCGGCAAGGCTGCAGCGGGAAGAGCGCTCGAAGGCATGGGCGTCGATCTCGCGGACCGAGCAGCCGTCAAAGCGGCCATGGCCTCGGACGACTTCGCGGCGAGGGTTGCTTCTGACACCGCCTACCAGGCCTCTCAGAAAGGCCTCCCTCCCCTGGCTCGGAACGCAACGGTTGCAGCGCTCGAACCGGCCGGCGAGTTCACCGGTGAGTATCTCGGACAGGGTGCAGCGACGGGCGACTGGGATACCAAAGGAGCGGCGCTCGAAGCGCTATCGTCCGTCGGTCAAGGTGCCGTCACTTTCGCCGGCCAGAAACTCTACGAGGCGGCGACCAGCCCGTTGCGCGGCAAAGATGCCCCTCCGATGCCGGGTCCAGGGGATGTCGATCAGGCAAACGCCGACCTCGGCTTCGCTGCTGGGCAATACGCGAACCTCGTTCCCAGCGAACAGCCACTGCTCGGCAGCCAGCCCAGTGTTATCGCGGTGCCGACCCAGGACGGCGGAACAACGACGATCGACCGGAACACCGGCCCGCTCTCCGACATTGCAGTCGATGTCGTCCAGGGGCAGATCCAGACCGGCATGCCGCTGCGCGCTTACGCCACAACGATGGACGCCCAAGCAGCGCTTGAGCAGCGTCCTGACGGCGAGCGTATGCGGGTGGCTCCGCATCCCAGGGCCAGTGGTCGCTATGCGGTTGTGCCAAAGACGGCAGAAGCACTGACGGCAATTGACCGCAAGGCCGAAGCCCAGATGAAGAGCGAGGAGCGACTGGCTACAGTCGAAAGCGAGGACGGCAATGCTTCCCAAGTGGCTACGACTGGCGGTCAAGGATCAGGTACTGTCGCAGGCGGAAGCGCAGGAGATTCATCGTCTCTCGGAGGCGTCACAGGAGGACGAGGTGGTGCTACCGGAACATCTGCACCCGGCCGCGGAGCGGATACATCTCTGGGAGATGCCAGTGTCGGCGACGCTGCACTAGACGAACTCGCCCCGGCGCCAGTCCAACCTGTCTCCAGCATGCCCGCGGCGGAACGAGTCAAGGCCGAGCGGCAAGCAGCGGCTCGCGCGGAGGCCCAGGCGCGCGGCGCACAACTGACCGATGACGAGGTGTCCAGCGCCAATACCGCGCCCACCGAGGCGCAGCAGGCCGCCGGCAACTACCAGAAGGGGCACGTCAAGATCGGCAGCCTCGACATCTCGATCGAGAACCCGGCTGGATCCACTCGCTCCGGCAAGGAAGGCCGAAAGTCCTGGTCGGTCCAGATGTCCGACCACTACGGATACATCAAGCGTACCGAAGGCGCGGATGGCGAGCAGGTCGACGTCTATGTGAAGACCGGCACCGCCACCGACCACAATGGCCCCGTGTTCGTGGTCGATCAATACAACCCGAAGACCGGCCAGTTCGATGAGCACAAGGCCTTCGTCGGGTACCGGACGGCCCTCGATGTGACGCGCTCCTACGACGCCCACTTCTCCGACGGTACCGGGCCGAAGCGCCGCAAGGGCATCACGAAGATGGCACCGGACGCCTTCACGGCCTGGGCTCGCCACGGCGATACCTCCCAGGCGGCGGACAAGGCACAAGCCGAGATCGCCCAGAGCACTGGCAAGGAGTCCAAGAAACGATCCAACGGAGACCTCTACCAGGCGGCGGCCGAGGCCAACAAACGCAAGCAGGAGCGCCGGCTGCCGACTGAGCAGAACGACACCCTGGCGGTGCGCGAAGCGACCGGGGCGGAGGTATCCGTGGTCTCGGAGAAGGAGCTCCCGGAGGCCGACGCTGCACCGGCAGGTCACGTCTCCCGCCAGACCGCCGAGTTCTCCCGGCACGTCGCCAAGTTGTTCGGCAAGCGGGTCGTCTTCGTCGAAGGCATGCCGGCCGACGGCTTCTACAATCACGGCAACACGATCTACCTCTCCACCACTGGTTCGGTCCATCACCTGCGGCTACTCGGCCACGAGATGCTGCACGCACTGCGCTCGCAGAGCAAGGAGACTTACGCCAAGCTACTCGAAGCTGTCCGGGAGGTCGTCACCGACGCCCAGCTCAAGAGCCAGTTCAGCGACTACTTCAGTCAGGACAAAGACAAGAAGGACTGGACCGACGACCAGATCACCGAGTGGCTGGCCGACGACAAGAACCGTGACTTCCTGACCGAGGAGTGGATGGCCGACCTCTCCGGCAATCGCTGGACCGAGTCCGCCTTCTGGGAAGACGTCTTCACCCAGGTCGAGGGCAAATACGGAAGCGAGCAAGCCAAGGGCATCATCGCCAAGCTCCGGCTCGCTCTGATCACCGCGCTCAACAAACTCAAGACGCTGGTCCGCGGCAGCGCCTTCGCCGTTGATGGTCGTGTAGGCGAGCAGCTTGACCAGATCCGCGCGGCGCTGGCCACCGGCTTCGCAGACTATGCCAAGGCGGTCAAGGATGGGCAGGTGTCCGAGGGTAACGGGGAGACCAAGTTCTCCGGAAAAGAAACCGCTTCTGATCATAAGATGCTGATCACCCGCGAGGAGCGCGAGCTGGCCGACAAGACCAAGCTCACCCGCGAGGAGCTGTCCAAGGTCACCAAGTACGCCAAGCAGTTCGGTCTCCCGCCGAAACAAGTCGAGACTGAAGTCCGCCGCATCAAAGCGCGATTCCCAGAGTCCGCGGGCTGGGCGCCACTTGAGTTCCTCCGGGTCGATCCGAAGACCATGGCGAAGAAAGCCACCAAGGAGAGGCCGCTACCGGCGGACGCCATCTTCTTCGTCGAACAAGGTTACAAGTTCCATACTGGAGACAAGTCGACCCACGACCAGCGTGTGAAGCGGTTGGGCTCCGCCCTCGCCGGGGAGATTACTGGCAAGTATGTCGCCGCCCAGAACGGTGATCCGGTAGCCAAGGTCATCATGCGACAAGCGGACTGGTACCAGGCTCTGCGAGGCAAACTGCGCTCCACGTTCGGTGGTTTCGGTGACTTCCTCGCCCAGTTGCTGGGGCCGACGTCGGCTAACAACCCGGTCGAGCCCAACTTCAAGTATGGTATCGAAGCCCTCAAGATGGCGACGTCGGGCAAGTGGGACAACCTCTTCAAGGAGGTTTTCGCGTGGCGCGCGGACATCGACGCAGCGGCGGCCAACCTTGACGCCGTGATCGAGAAGGTCAAGGCGGAGGGCGGCAAGGGCGTGATGAAGGACCCGCGCGTCGTGCTCGCTGCCAAGGAGCTGAAGAAGGCGAGCGTCTATAAGGGCGAGCACCCACGCCGGGAGAACGGCAAGCAGTTCGGCATGGCGACCAAGGGCATCGAGCAGATCCTCGCCGAGGCCTGGGGCGACAAGTCGCATGGCGATGCACCCAAGACGAAGAACTACTACCAAAACATCATGGGCCGGACGATGGAGGCGACGATCGACGTCTGGGCTGCACGGACGCTGCGCCGTTTGGCCAACGAGAACGTCGGCAACTTCCCGCGCATCCCACCGGTCGCTGAGACAGCAGTGGCAGGGAGTGTTCTGGTGGATAACGTGACATCCGGAAGCGAGTTTGGTTTTGGTCAGGAGGTGTTCCGAGAAGCAGCCGAGCAGCTCCGCAACAGCGGCATCCCTCAGTTCGAGAAGACGACACCCGACGCTGTGCAGGCCATGATCTGGTTCGCCGAGAAGGAGCTGTGGGCACGACGCGACTGGACGACGAAGGTCGGCGAAGAAGGATCGATCGAGCACGAGATGCTGCTGGCCGGCTTCCCTGACCGGGCCCAGGTAGATGCCTGGCGGGTCGCGGCTCGCGCCGGACATCCGAACCCGGATACCAAAGCCTTTCAAGGTAAGGACGGCGCCTTCCGGCAGAAGGCTTTCGAGAAGGCAGTCGCTCGCTGGCAGGAAGTAAAACAGATTGCAGCCGAGGAACTGGCCAAGATCGAACGATATCCGGACCGCTTCGTTGCAGGGGTGACCACCGAGATCCCTAACGACAAGCCGACGGACAGCGAGATGTCCAGTACTGCCCGCGAGCTCGACGCGGTCATCACCGGTGACAAGGTCATGGCCAAGCGTGTCATCGCATCTACCGGCGAGTTCATGGGCGACTTCGAGCGCACGCTTGACGTTGAGGCCGTCGTCCGCAACGGGTTCGATGCGAACCCTCTCTGGAACAAGCTGGTCGAGATCGGCGACCGGGAAGGACAACAGGCGGTGTTCCTGTCGCGCGTACTGCGTGAAGACGAACTAGGCAACATCGACCCAACCAAGCATCGCCCAGGCGTCGAACTCTACTTCGCGAAGCCGAGGACCCTGGCCGAAGTCCAACCACTGATGGACCTGATCAACGAAGCGGGTGTCCATGGGATGACCATGGCCACGGAAGGTCGTCGCACACCGGGAGCCCTGGCTGGCAAGGACCAGCCGATTGTTGGCATCCGCATGCAACATATCCCGGAATTTATGCTCGGGTACGGCTATAATGTAAGTATGACTAACGCCGAAATCTCGTCGGCGGTATTGGCTGCTCGCGATCAGATGCGCAAGCTCGTCGAACAACTGAGTGCTCGTGGCGACGTGGCAACTGCTACGGCTCATTGGTACGAAACAAGGGTGCATTTCTATGGCAACACTGAATCAGAAGGATCTTCTAGAGCAGGATCTCCAGCGGTCGATCAAAGAGTTTGGTCCGGACAGCGAATCGGTGAGGCACTTGCGGGCGCAGCTCGCTTCGATGGGGACGGTAAGGCACCCCTCGCAGCTCGCCGCGCTGAACTCCTCGCAGCCCGACAAGTTTCACGGCGCGACCCTGCAAAACTCAGCACCCAGCGATCCAATGCTGCCCGCGATGAACGGAATGGAGGCAGCAATGCTCGAACAGGCGAAGAGGTTCGGGGCTACGGAGTCAGCCAGCCCGGATCAGTCAGCGTCCAAGGAATCCACTACTCCAAGCAAGAGCGGTCCAGCCTAGACGGTCGCTACTACGGCACCGGGGCGCGGGGCGCAGAAGGCCCGCGTGTCCGTACGGCCGAGGACGCCCGCCTTAAAGAGCGGGTCTATTTCTACGTCAATAAGGAAACCGGTATCCGACCGGAAGACGGGGTCGGTTCCATCGCCCACGCCGCCCAGCTCAACAACGTCTATGATGCCAACGCTGATACCTGGGTCCAGACCAAGGTTGATCGCGCGCTCTCGGGCGATGCCTGGTTGAACGCCTTCGAGTCGGCCGTCATCGACAACGGCTTCGACGGTTATGTCACTGACTTCGGCACTCAGCGTGCCGCTGTCCTGCTCGGTCGCCATAACGTACCGGTAACCCGTGGCCAAGGGGCTGTGAGCGAGACCAAGCAGGCCAGGCGTACCGATCTGCCGATGGGCAAGATGACCGGCGCCGAGTGGAAGAAGCTGGAGCCGCGGGCTACGGAGCTGGAAGACGACAAGTCGTACTACCGGGACGAGATCAGGTATAGCCCGGATCGCTTCCAGTCGATCGCCGACGATTTCACGGGCCGTATCCGTGAGGCGGTAGCGAATCCCCGCAACACCCGCCCTGTCCTGATCCACAGCGACACCCCAGCCAGCATGCAGATCCTCGGCTGGGCAAATCGACCCCTGTTGGTAGAAGCGTCGGAGCTGGCGAAGATCGCCAACAAGCCGGGCTTCGAGACGGACGAGAAGATCGGTAACCTGGTGCTCGACCTGGCCCGACCCGGTGCGATGTTCTGGAACGAGAAGCAGGGTAGCCTGAACATCCTGCGGCGTGAGGACATGCAGGGCGCCCCGGCGTTGATTGCTGTCCGGGCGGAAGTGGCTTCCGGCCTCGCAGGTAAGGGATCGGAACCCGCCAGGGCACACTTGATGGTGACGGCACACCGCCTGGAAAACCAGGGAGCGCTGTTACGAAAGATCACATCCGGGGAATTGAAGCCGCTCTACCTGTATCGGGCGAACCCGTTGATCAAACAGGCGATGCAGAAAAAGAAATATCGAGTTGTCACGTCGCGGGTTCTGGCACCGGAGAATCGTCATGCGAGATTCGACGTGAAACTCGATATGGCTTCAAGGTTACTCTCCGAGGCTGATCTGGTCAAGTGGGAGCAGGACAAATGGGGCGATGCGCCGAAGTTCAGTCCGGCCCGCTGGTATTTCTCCCCCCTCCAGCGCGCCTTCGAGCAAGCTCCCGACAAGATGTTCAGCACCGCACCCCAGGTCAAGGCCTGGTTGTCCAGTAACGCCAGCAAGCTGGGCGTCAAGCAGGACGAGATTCAGTGGTCGGGGATCAACGACTGGCTCGACCTGCAGGGCAAAAACAAAGTCAGCAAGGATCAGGTCGTCCAGTACCTGCAGCAGAACGGCGTCCAGGTCGAAGAGGTCGAGAAAGGCAAAGCGGGATTCAATGAGGATGATCCGCAGCTTCCGGAAGATTCCCCCCTGAAGGTCGTCGAATCCGACGAGGAGTACCATGGCGATCTGGCACTCCGCTACAAGTACGTCGTCATTGATGACGAGGCTGATACGACGAAAGGATGGGGCCACACTGAAGCGGAGGCGATCTCCGATGCCTACTCCGGCCACCCCGAGTATTGGGGTGGCGCCGAGGCTACGGAGTATCGCCAGTACGTCCTCCCGGGCGGCAAGAACTACCGTGAGCTGTTGCTGACGCTACCAACGAAGGCCCCTCTGAGCACGCGCTACGTGGTTGAAGGCCAAGGCCCCGGTGCCAAGTTGAAGGATACCAAGACCGGCTTCACCATCACGCAGGGCTATTACGGCCGGATGGTCGAAATGGCGATGGCCAAGAACGCGGAAGACGCCGGCCAGGCCAAGCCCTTCAAGTCGGCACACTGGCAAGAGCCGAACATCCTGGCGCACGTCCGGTTCAATGACCGCACCGATGCCGAGGGAAAGAAGGTGCTGTTCATCGAGGAACTGCAAAGCGACTGGGGGCAGGAGGGCAAGAAGAAAGGCTTCGACACTCCCCGGAAGACGAAGCCGATGAGCGACGAGGAATACAACGCCTTCATGACCAATATGAAGGAGGCCGCGGCTGAAGAACTGGTTCGTCGCGGAGATGGCAAGCTACCGCTTGAGACAGCTCGTGTGATCGCCAACTCCCAGCCCCTGATTCAGGTGGCATCCTGGGCCGGGATGGAAAACGAGTACCAGGAGACGATCGTTCGCCGAGAGGAAGACCGAGCAGACCACCAGGGCTCTCGCACGCTTCCCTCTGCCCCCTTCGTCACCGACACCAAGGCCTGGCTCACCCTCGGCATCAAGCGCATGATCGCCTACGCCGCTGAGAATGGCTACGACAAGGTGGCCTTCGTGAACGGGGAGCAGTCGGCGGACCGGTACGACCTGAGTAAGCAGATCAAGCAAGTGCTGGTGCGTCCGTTTGGTGACCAGTGGAATATCAAGGCATACGACAACGGCGACTCCGCCCGGATCAGCGAGACGATCAACGACCTGTCGGCGCTTGATGACTACATCGGCAAGGATGCTGCAGACAGGGCTAGGAAGCAGATCAATGAAAGCGGGTCTGCCGACCTCCGTGGCCTCGACCTCAAAGTCGGCGGCGAAGGCATGAAGGCCTTCTACGACAAGATCGTCCCACAGGTCGCCAATGACGTGTTGAAGAAGCTGGGCGGCGGGAAGGTCGAGCCTGTGCTGGTCACTGAAGACGGAGCGGTGAATGTCGGGATGCCGAACAGCGTCGGCGAACAGTCCGGCTTCACCATCACCCCGGCGATGCGCGAGCAAGTCAGCCGTGGTCTGCCGCTATTCAGCCTGGCCCGCAAAGTGTCCGACGCGGTGACCAGCACCATCGGCAAACTTGACGCAGCGGTCGATGGCCTGTCCAACCTGCCGGACCAGTTCGCTTACCTGTCCGACCGCTACCTGGCGCTCGGCAAGATCGCCCGGGTCGATGAGATTTCCAGCGAGGTACGCAAGGCTTTCGACGGCGCGGCGCCGGCAGACAAGCAGGCGGTCTATGACTACCTGACGACCCGCGGGGCAACGACGGGTCGCATCTCGGACCACAAGCTCCGGTCTATTGCCAAGCGCATCAAGGACACGATCAACTACACAGGTGACCAACTGGTCGCCCGGGGTCTGCTCGATCAGGAAGCCCGCGACCACTACCGTGACCAGTACCTGCCACGGATGTACCTGCGCCACATGCTGGACGACCAGGCGTTCAAGGTGATCGGGATGGGCAAGAAGCCGTCCGACATGGGATATCTGAAACACCGCAAGGACATCCCGCAGGAGATCCGCGACGTGGTTCTGGGTGAGATCAAGGACCCCAGTTTCCTGTCGGTCAATGCCATCGCCCGGGCCATGCGGGACGTCTCCCTCCTCGACTGGATGGGCAAGATCGCCCAGAACAACGAGTGGGTCTTCCCGGAAATCTTCGTCCCCTGGCAGGGCAAAAAGGTTACGGCCTACTGGCTGCGCGCCGAGGCGGACCGCATCGAGAACCAGATCCCCCACTACACGCCGCAGAACAAGGCGAAGGCCGAGGCGCTGGTTGCACAGATGCGGTCGACCGCCCACCAGACGCTGGGCAGCATGTCGGCCATCGACCACAAGAAGTTCAAGCAGATCCCTGACACCCGTCGATACGGGCTGCTGCGCGGCATGTGGGTCCGCAACGAAATCTACAACGACATCATGGGCGCCAGCCAGATCGTCAATGCTGATCCGACCTGGTTCGAGGACTGGTTCGGCTTCGGCGGCAAGGGCACCCGGCTTACACAGTGGTGGAAGTTCACCAAGGTGGCGGCCAACCCGCCGGGCCAGATCCGTAACTTCATCTCGAACATGGTGATGCTGCAGCTCTCAGGCATTGGTCTGCATCGGTTGCCCTTCGCCTTGATCGAAGCGGCCCGGGACATCACGAGCAACGGCAAGTACTGGCAGGTGGCCAAGAAGTACGGGGTCACCGAGAGCACCTTCACGGCGCAGGAGTTGTTCCGCGTCAAGCGGGACCTGGTCGAGATGGAAGCCCAGAAGGGCAAGCTGAGTTCCCTGCGCTGGCTGATGTCGGCCGGGGCACGCTTCATGGAAGGGGTCAGCGACCTCTACCAGTTCAGCGAGGCGCTCGGCAAGACGATCAAGATCATGGAAGAGATGAAGGCCGGCAAGTCCGAGGCCGAGGCGGCGATCGAGGCTCAGAAGTGGCTCTTCGACTACAGCCTGGTGCCGCAGTCGGTTCGCATCGCCCGGAACGCACCGGTCGGCATGCCCTTTCTAACATATCAGATTAAGGTACTTCCGCGTCTCCTGGAGGTCGCCGCCAAGCATCCGTGGCGCTTCCTGCCTTGGGCCGGCCTCCTCTACGGGATGCAGGCCGCCGTCGCGTCGATGTTCGGCGTGGATGACGACGAGCTGAAGAAGCTGAAGAAGTCGCTCCCCGAGTGGCTACAGGATCGCGGGCACACCGTTTTCCTCCCGTTCCATGACGCCGACGGCCGGCTCCAGGTGGCCGACGTGGGCTACTTCTTCCCATGGACTTTCTACTCGCAGATCGGGAAGCACGCCTCCGAGGGCAAGATCAAGAAGGCGTTGGTCGATGACATCGGCGGCCAGTTCTCGGCGCCGATTGTCGGTGCTGGTGCCGCGCTGATGTCGAACTACGATACCTTCACCAAGCAGCCGATCTACAAGGAGACCGACCCGGTCGGATACCAGGCAGCCGCGATCGCCAACTACGCCTACGACCTGATGGCCCCGCCGTTCATCTCCAGCCATGGTGTCGTATCGCCGATGGGCCTGGTCGATACCAAGTTCGGCGGCAAGCTGACCCAGGCACTGGCCGGCACGACCAACCGCTTCGGCGACCCCAAGGCCACCGAGGAGCAGGCCCTCGGTGCGATGCTCGGTTTCAACTTCTACGGCATGGACCCGGAGCACACCCGGGTGACCAACCTCAAGGTGATGGAGTACAAGATCCACGAGGCGGAGAAGAGCCTGAAGCAGCGGCTGATGGACAAGGGGCTGACACAGGAACAGCGAACCACGGCGGTACGCGACTATCGGGAGCGGATGAACGAGCTCCAGCAGGAGATGGTTGAGTACGCCAAGGAGTCCCAGGTTCCGGACCAGTTGAAAGTCAGGAAGCAATAACGCAAAAACTCCCCACCACCTCTGGAAGCCCCGGCCTGTGCGAATACCGTGTCAGGCTCGGGGCACCAGTTAGTTACTCTGAAGGTATCAGAACGTAACAAAATCAACTGGTTATTGTGAGGTGCGTGCAAATATTGACGCTGTGCGTAACAAAATGCACAATCGAATTCCCCAGGTTTCTCCCCAAGGAATTCCCCATGGCGTCAATCAAGCCCACCGCGAACGGTCAGTACCGGGCGCAGGTCTACGTCAAGGGGCACCGGGAGTCGGACACTTTCCGCACCAAGCGAGAGGCGAATGCCTGGGCCGCCTCCCGCGAGACCGAGCTCCGCGCGCTCCCAGTCAATGACCTGCAGCCTGGACACACCCTTCAGGAAGCGTTCGACAAGTTTGGGGAGGAGGTCTCCCCTACGCACAAGGGAGAGCGGTGGGAGCTGCTCCGTCTCGCACGGTTGTCCAAGGCTCTCCCCTCCCGAAAGAGGATTCGGGACGTCTCGGTGACCGACTTGTCAGAGTGGCGCGACAAGCGCTTGATGGAGGTCTCGTCGGGGGCCGTGCTGCGGGAGATCGGGCTGCTCAGCTCGGTCTTCGAGACTGCCCGGCGAGAGTGGCGCTGGCTGGATACGAACCCGGTCAAGGACCTCCGGAAGCCGCGATCCCCAGACCACCGGGACCGAGTCATCACCCCGCGAGAGATCCGGGCGATTGTCACAGCTATGGGCTACCAGCCGGGGCGCCGCATCGAGACAGTCGGACAAGCGGTCGCCGTGCTTTTCCTGGTGGCGCTGAGGACAGGCATGCGCGCCAGCGAGCTCTGCGGGCTGACCTGGGAACAGGTATTCCCGACCCATTGTCGGTTGCCTACCACGAAGAACGGCAAGCCTCGGGACGTGCCGTTCTCCTACAAGGCGAAGCGCCGGCTGGAACAGATGAGGGGATGGGACAGGGTGTCCGTGTTCGCTATCAAGGCAGCCACCCTTGACACGATCTTCCGCAGGTACCGGAATCGGGCGGGATTGTCCGGCTTCACGTTCCACGATAGCCGGCACACGGCGGCGACCTGGATGGCCAAGAAGATCGACGTCCTGACCTTGTGCAAGGTCTTCGGCTGGAGCGACCCCAAGATGGCCATGGTTTATTTCAACCCGTCGCCTGGGGATATTGCGAAGCAGTTGTGAAAAAGACCACCCGGCAAAGAGTTGCCACGCCGTTGCGTTGGAGGAAGGGCCGGGTGGCGTGAAATCTTCCCGGCTTACCCGGGGGCATCTGCGGCGGTATATTTCCCTGCAGAGCGGGCTAGGGCCAGCCGAAGCTGGAGAGGAGATTCATGGATCTCTTGTGGGAGATCCCCTCATATACCAGAAGGGCACATCAACTTGACAAGGCGCGGTCCACCTCGGCGGTGGGGATGCGCCCGAACTTGTTCAGCTTCAAGACCCCGGCCTTGACCAGCCGGTGGATCGTCATGCGGGATACGCCAACCATCTCGGCGGCCTGGTCCTGCGTCACGCTGGTAGGACGGGGATGCGTCTCGGCGTAGAGCTGCACGGCACGAAGGGCGACTGCCTCGATCTCGCTCATTTCCCTCTCTCCGTGACGTCAGCCAAGTACTGGCTCTGCTTGTAGTGCCTGCAACCTTCACAGTGCGGGTCGTCCCCAGCCCTCCCGTTCTTGCCGTCGAAGCGGCAGTCATGGCTCATCACGAACGGAACACGAACCGATACCAGTTCGAAACTTCCATCCGGAAAGGTCCGACGGTGTGGCGCCCAGTACACTTTCTTGAATCGGTCTGGTCGGTCCCAACAACCATAGCGATGCGTGGCGTCGATCTGGGTACTGGGATGGATGGCGTGTTCGATGACTGGCATGTCGGTGATTCTAACTCAATGTTAGCCGTGCTTACAAGGTGCCCCGCCAGCTTTTCCCGCAACCTGGAGCGCCTCCAGGTAGTCCCTGCTGCCGGGGACCATCGGCTGCGCCGGGTGGCGCGCTGGCGGGGCGTGATCTTTACTTCGTGGCGAAACAGACCGGGCAGGCTTCTCCGATAGGTACGATCGATGGGAGAAGGGAGTCGTCACCATGGCGGCAAGTCCAGTCGCCTGTCTCTTTGGGGCCAACGGGCTTCGGCCAAGGATAAGCAAAGGCTCCCCCCGGCTCAGTCTGGGGAGGTGTCACCCCTGCCTCCAGGAAGATCACCGCCCCGGCACAGTAGTTGATAGCGCCGAGCAGCTCGCGGACAGCCGCGTCTTTGTCCATCCGCGTGCTCTCCTGGATCTTCTTCATGGCCTGGTACAGTAGGCCAGTGTGGTCGTTGAGCAGCGTGCTGATCGACTGCATCGGCTGCTTGTCGAATGGCAAGCTGTTGGCGTGACGCTCGGCACCTTTGCCTTGGGCGGCCTGGTCGTAGGCGCGCTGGAGGATGTTGGCGAGGGATTCGTAACCGGGTGTGTTCATGTCTAGTCCTTGAAGTAGAAGTCGTTGCGATAGCCCGCGCCCTTCAGCGGCAGGCCGGGTGCCCATGGGATGGGCTCTTTCATCAAGCCGAGGACCTCGTCCAGCGACCCGAATGATTTCGGTATGTCCATGACGTCTTCATCATGGACCAACATGATCTGTGGGTAGCGGAGGTCGCGTAGCTTCTTCATCAGGACAGCCAGGCAGTCCCGGCTGAATGCTTGGACCACGTTCTCCAGCAATTTGCCGCCCCAGGTCTTCTGTTTGCCCCAGCGCTTCGTCTTTTGGTCGACGCCCCAGTAGGTGATCTGCTCGCGGCCCTTGTCGTCACGCTCCAACCGGCAGCGGGCATAGTGTAGATGGCGGCCGGACGGTAGGGTGATGACCAAGCGGCCCCCGGCGTAACGGAAGACGCACTTGCCGGCCTCCTGCCGTTTCTGGGTACGGATGCAGTCCTTGGCGGCCTTCTCAAGCGTGGCCCAGATGCCGCCCTCCCGGTAGCCTCGGGCGTTCTTGGTGCCTGCGATCTCCGGGCTGGCGTCGCGCCAGGCTTCGACCATCGGCTTCAGCTCTTCACGAACCAGCCCCTGCTCAAGGGCGCCCATGTTGATCATGGCGTTCTCGCCGCCGCCGTAGCCGCAAGCTAGCTCGATCACCTTGCCTTTCTTCCGCAAGGGGTGGTGCTTTCCGGTAGCCTTCTTGTACGCGGCGAACTCCGGGAACGGAACCTTGAAGGCCGCCGATGCGCTGGCCTCGTAAATCTTGCCGTGCGTTTTGAAGACGTCCATCCGCCACTGGCAGTCGGCGAACCAGGCGGTGACGACCGACTCGATAGCCGAGAAGTCGACCGCCAACAGGTCGTTCCCTGGGCTGGCGATCAGGCAGGTACGGATCAGCGTGGCTAGGACGTTCGGGATCTGGTCTTCGCCGTACATCAGGCAGAGCGTTTCGTACTCACCGTTGCGAACCAGCTCACGCACCAGGCGCAGCTCATCGAGGTCTTCGATCATGCCCTGCGGCAGGTTCTGTACCTGCAGCATGCGACCGGCCCAGCGCCCGGTGCGGTTGGCCCCGTAGAACTGCATCGTGCCGCGGATGTAACCGTCGCGACAGGTGGCCCGGATCAGGACGTCGTACTTCTTCAGGCTGGACTTGGCGATCTGCTGACGGAGTTCCAGCACCTGACGGACGATGTCGCCAAGGTCATCACGTCCGAGGATCTTCTCGACCGTCTTCTTGCGCAGGTTCTCGACCTCGGCATCTTCTTCCGGGTCGAAGTCCGGCTGGTCGTTCAGCCAGTCCATCAACTGCTTGACGCTGTTCGGGTTGTCCAAACCGGTGAGTGCCTTGGCTTTCTCGACCAGATAATCCCGGTGAGCCAAGCCCATCTTGTGCGCGGCATGGACCAGATCGAGATCGACCCGGATGCCGTGGTCGTTGATGCGCTGGTCCAGTTCCCACAGGTCCTGCTCATCTTCTGGCAGGTGCCAGTTCTTCAGCTTGTCGTAGATCGCCATCTCGGCGGTCACGTCCTGCCGGCAGTAGTCCTTGAACATCTGCCACTCAACGGGCGACGTCTCCGGCGTCCAGCGGGTGGCGGTATTCTTCTTGGTCGCCTTCCGCGGCTTGCAGAAGCGATTGATCAGCCGCGTACCTCCCTCCTGTTTGAACAGTTCCTCGGGCAGGCCGGCGGCCGGACCCGCCAGCGCCAGTTTGCCGGGGAGCCCTGCCGCCATGGCATCGACCATGCTGCAGCGCCAACGGGTGACGGGAACGTCGAACTGCGGAAGGCAGTTGGCTGTGATGGCCCGCTCGAACGCGGCGTTCCAGGCGCTTATGATGGTTTCGTTATCCTGAAAGATGCCTGCCAGGTCATCGGGCAGGGGCTCTCCTTCGGCGGGAGACCAGAGGCGTACCGCGTCCCACTCGGGCCGGCGATAGGAGCAGAGGAGAATCTCCGTGCTCTCGTCCTCGGCGTAGCGGTAGTGGCCGACCTTCGGCAGGTCGGCGAGGCTGAAGGTCTCGTAGTCGATCGAGGCGATCCTCACTGCTGGTACACCTTCTTGCCGTCGACCACGATCGTCCGGCCCGGGATGTGGAGCACCTGGGCCTGCCGGACAATCCTGTAGCTTTTCCCCGTACGCTTGCGGAGGGCCTCCTGGTACCGCTTGCAACGCTGGGCATTGGTCAAAGGGGCCGGGCGTGGGCAGTCTTCGCCCTTGCCCCAGCTCCAGACTGGCGCCATCGGGCCGCTCCCCTTGGAGCGCCGCCACCCGGCGATGCGGATCTTGCCGGCCTCGTGGAGCTTCTTCAGTAGGGCCTGCGCACGACCGACCGCCATGATGCCGCGTTCAGCCAGTTCCGCCGCTCCTCCGTGCTTTTTCTTGAGCGCCGCAACCAAGCGCTGTTCGGTTCGTGTGGTCATTTGGGGAACGGCCCGGTCGCCCAGGCCGTTGGTCAAAGGACTACTTGTGACGAAGTCCGACGGTTCTGCGGTGCGCCTTCCTGGCGAGCTTGTTACCCACCAAGTGCTTCTCGTCGCGCTGACTGCCGTCGCCTTCGACGTGGCGACGGCCCGGACCTTTCTTGGTATGAGATGGGTACTTCATCAATCTGCGAAGCCTTCTTCCATGTCGTCGTCGAAGTCCGTTTCGGCCGACACGCTGACGCCACCAAGGGCCTCGCCGTCCTTCAGCTTCTGGACATTCTTTTCGAGGCTCACCGCGACGCCCTTGGTCTCGTTCTCGAAGTAGTAGAAGCGGACTGCGACACGGCCGTAGTCGCCGGACTTGAAGTCATCCTTGGCCAGTCGCACCAGCTCGCCGACCTTCGGGCGGTTCTTGGCTTTGAACTTATCGGATTCGAGTTCGTTGTCTTCGTCCCACTGAGCGACGTCCTCGGCGGTCACCTTCTCGGCACCGACAACATCCGGGCGACGCTTCGACTTGCAGTTGAAGAACCAGTGGCCCTTGAGCCATTCGGCCTTCTTCTCCTCCCACTCTTCGTCGCCGTCGCGCAACGGCAGCGACCACATGGATGGGATGTTCTTGCCGGGGATCTTGGTGTCCGCCGCTGCACGGACGGCCGCCTTGATCGCCTTCTCTACGTCCGGGTCGTTCTTGGGGATGATGACCATGCAGCCGTAGGTCTCTTCCGGCTTCTCAGTCTTGGGGTCAATCTTCTTCTCGTCGATCTTCGGGTCGAAGAACCAGGCGTAGGAGAAGCGGACAGGGAACTTCTTGGAGCCAACGATGATTCGTGTCGGGTCTGCGGGTTTTGCGGTTTCAGCCATTTGGTATTGCTCCTTGAGGTTAGCCCGGCTAACGTGCCGGGACGTGCTTAAAAATCAATCTGCGAAGTCATCATCGGCAGTGGTGCTGCCCTGCCACTCTTGCCGCTTGTCGTCGGTCGGCACCAGGGTCGGCTTGCCGGTTGGCTTCTGGACGATGTCGCCCAGCAGCGCCGTGAAGGCTTTGTTGCCACCGACCAGTTCTTCGAGGGCCGTGATGCCAACCAGCTCCGGGGCCGTCATAAATCCGGTCTCGGGGTACCCTTTTTCCGTCAGGCGAACCCGGGCGGTGCTCTTGTCAGCGATGTACCGGTTGCTCCGACCTTCGACCAGCTTGTAGCCGGGGAATCGGACACTGTGGTCGACGGCCTGCTTGAGGGCATATTCATGCAGCCCTTTTGCCCACTTCTCGATGTCGGGCAGCAGCGGCAGCAACTTGGCTATCTCCTCCGGGGAGATAAGGGCAGCCGGGGTAAGCCCGGCTGACGCAGCCAGGCAAGCCGATGCCCGGGCAGCGCAGATAAAGCGTGCCCGGCAGAAGCCCGACTCACAGTGCTCCCCTGGTACGAAGTCGCCATCTCCTGCGAAGGCCAGTTCCGCACGCGGCTTGACCGTCTCGCCCCAGGCCAGGAGATCCGTCAGACTGATCTCCCAGGACGAGAAGTTCCCGATACGCGGCTGGTGGATGTTGAGTGAGATCGTCTCCACCTCGTCGTAAGCCATCGAGAGATCGGCCCAGGCACCGAGACCATAGAGTAACATCTGGGTGTTCTCGGTGGCATCAACCGCGACACCCTTGCCATACTTCAGGTCGAATACCCAGACCTTGGCGGAAGTCGCGATGATCACGTCGGCGGTACCGAATCCCTCGGGCGCCCATGCCGAGTAGTCAACCTTGTGCTCGATGAAGACAGTAAAGGCGATGCCTTCTTTCTTCAGCTTGTCGGTAACTTCTGCCACCCGCTTCTGGAGACCTTCAACGGCATCGTCCATCTCGGCAGTGAAACCAGCCTTGCGGCGGCCTTCGACGGTCTTCAAATCAACGAACTCGGTCGAGACGACATCCTTGTTTTCGGCGGACGAGACGACCGTCGTGACGGGATACTTGGATGGCACCTCTCCGAAGAAGTACATCCGAAGCGCGATGTCCATCAGGTCGTGGCACTTGGTTCCTTCACCGGCATAGGACGATTGCTCGTCAGTGAACTGCTCCTCCAACCGGGCCGACGGCGTGCAGGGTATCCACTTCTTGGAACCGGAGGCCGAAAGAACGGCATGTTCATCCATGGTCGCGCCTCCATTTTTCGCCGATAACCCAGCAGGCATATTCGACCCAGAGGACGATTGCTTTCTTGCGCATCAGGACGCCTGCACTTTCAGCAGCTCGGCGTGGACGGTGGCCAGGTCTTCAGGCTTGAGTTCCTTGATCGCCTTGACGTTGAACGCCTTGATCGCAGCGGCTGCCGCATCGCGCTTGTTGTCGGCGACCAGTTGGCCGTAGAGGAGGCGCAGCGTGTCATGCGTCACAGGTTCCGCAGTCTCGGGCGATCCAGATTCTGCCGGAGTTTCGGCAGTAGTCGCAGACTCGTTTCCCGCCGCGGCTGGTTCGGGTTCAGGCGCCGGGACTTCCTTCTTGGCGCGGGTCCGTTTCGGGGCGGGAGCCGGTTCTTGCTGTCCTTCAAAATGCTCGCAGCCGGGGGCGACGAAAGCGTTGCTGACCGGTGGCTGGATAGGACTTGCGCCTTCCATCAGGTCAGCCAGGTCCTGCATGAACGCAGCGATGAGACGTACCTCGGCCGGGTTTCCCGGATTAAGGGTAACTTGCATGTGATGCTCCTAGTTGTGGTGGGTTTTGGCAGCTTCAGCGACGAAGCGCAAATACGGCTGACGTGCAGGAACGTAGATGTGCGGGAAGTTGCTGTGGCGCGGGCTGTACTGATACTCGGGGTGGCCGATCCAGCGCTTGCCAAGGTAGTTCTTGGCGGCCTGCAGTTTTGCTTCGTGTGCGGACATCGTGTCCTCCGGTTCCAGTGGTTTCAGGTGCTACGGGAACGGATGTTAGCGGGGCTAACGCACAAATGCAAGTACTGTCAGAAAATAATTTTCAAGATGTCAGGCGCGCTTGATCAGGAAGGCAGCTGCTTCCGCCGGGGACGTCACGACTTCAACGTCGATACCCAGAGTGGAGACAATCGCATCACGTTCGTTACTGTCGTAGGGGCCATAGACCAGAACAGCCTTGCTGATCTTGCCGCCGACAGCCCGCTCCGCCATTAACAGGTAGCCGCAGGCCTCGGCAACGGTCTTGGTATCGGCCTTGAATTCGACCATCAGGCGGCCGTACCAGTAGTCGATCTTGTTGGCCAGCAGCGACATGGGGATCGTTCGTGAGAACCCGGCGGCAAGCTCCGGCCGCTTGGTCAGCAGCTCGAACTCGACAGCCTTGATGAACGCATCGGCGATCCGGTCACTGACCGGGACCGGGGCCGGGGCGGACAACTTGCCAACCTGCCAGATGTCGTCCAGGTTGGCGTTGTCGTTCAGCAGCCACTCAAGAGGGATCTTGGCCAGCTTGGCCAAGGCCTTGACCTGCTCGATGCTGGGGATCGTTCTCTTCTGGGGGTCTTCCGACTCCCACTGGGCCACGGCTGAGCGGGAGACCCCGGTGACTTGTCGCACATCTTCTTGCCGCAGGTCGGCGTAACGACGCACGGCCCGCAGGCGCTGCCAAAGTTCACTCGCCATGATCATCTCCTCTTGCTAACCAAATGTCAGCGGTGCTAACATCCAGCACATGACAGACATTAAACAACTCATTACCCGACTTGGCGGCCCTGTTGCCGTCGGTAAAGCCGTCAGCCTCACGCACTCGGCTGTTTGCCAGTGGGACCGGATACCTGCTGACTACCTCGTTCAGTTGGAAAAACATTCCGTCGAGCGCGGGGAGCCGGTCTATCGCGAGGAGATGCGTCCCGACCTGTTCAACAGGGAACCCTCTTCCTAAATTAAGCATAGCTGTCAATGCTTGATATGTCAATAAAACTTACATCCTGACAGTGGGTCGCCGGTAGCATCTGGCCGGCGGCCTTTTCCTCTCCAGATGCCTACCCTAGAGGTCAAAATGGAACTGACTGCATCACAAACCACCGCCCTGGAGACGCTCCTATCCGCGGTCGGAAACGGCAATCCGCTCGTTTCTCTCTCCGGTGCCGCGGGCACCGGCAAGACCACCCTGATCAAAGTACTGAACGAAGAGCTCTCCGAGTCGGTCGTCTGTACCCCGACCAACAAGGCCGCCCAGGTCCTCTGCAGCAAGGGGCTCGACGCTTCGACCTTCTACAAGAAGTTCTACATCCTGGAAGAGACAATCGGCGGCAAGCCGAAGTTCATCAGTTGCCGCCGTTGGCTGAACGAGAAGCGCGGCGGGCTGCCCGACGGCAAGATCGACTACACGCCGATCCTGATCATCGACGAGGCGTCAATGGTATCCAGTCGCAGCATCGACGACATGCGTCGCATGTGCGACACGCTGATCCTGGTGGGTGACCACAACCAGTTGCCGCCGGTCGGCGATCGCGACTATCCGGCTGGCGTTTTCGGTTCTCTCAGGCACAACGCAGAGCTTACCGAAGTACTGCGGCAAGACGAAGGCAGCATGATCCTGACACTGGCCGACGCCCTGCGCCAAGGGCACCCACATGCCGGCAAGATGCTGAAACACTTCGAGCCGCAGGAGAGCTTCCAGTCCCTGATCCATGGCGGCACCCAGATGATCGCCTTCACCAACAAGGAGCGCCAGCGTCTCAACCACGTCGCCCGCCGTGTGCTGGGTTTCGAGTGGCCTTGTCCTCAGAAGGGCGACAAGATGGTGGTAACGAACAACTTCAGTGACGACCTGATCAACGGCACCGTCGTCGAGGTGTCGAGCTTCGAGTGGGACGGAATCAACCATTTCGCCGACCTCGGTATCGTTCTCCCGTCCGGACGTATCTTCGAGACGACCCTCGACATGCAGACCTTCATCGGCGACCAGATCGGAAGCCAGCGGACCCTGCTCGAAGAGAACCTGAGACGCCCGGACCGCGAGGACGACACGTCTCGGCTCGAAGCCACCTTCGCCTACTGCCTGACCGCACACAAGGCGCAGGGCAGTGAATGGGAAAACGTCCTGGTCTTCGATCAGCGCAGCGTGATCAAGACCGTTGCCGAGAAGGACCCCCGCGGCGCCCTGTCCCCCGACGAGTACGTCAGGCGCTGGACCTATACAGCGATCACCCGTGCCCGCAAGCATCTCTACTGGGCGCCACCCTGGTACGGACAGATCACTGATCGGGGTTTCTGATGCTCGACAACATCACCGTCCTCGAAACACTCGGCCCGCTCCTCACCAAGACATTCTGCAGCGACGGCTCGGTCGTCCCCTACGGCGATGCTGCCAGCTTCAAGGTCAAGACCGTCGCCATCGCTGGGTGGGATGACCTCCGCAAGCTGCTGGCCAGCCTCCACAACAAGCCCAAGCGGTGCCTGATCCGCGGCAAGCTCACCGGTACCGACAGCAACAAGCCCGGCACCTTCCTTCGGACCAACGCCAACTTCTCCGACCAGCCGCTGCACTGGTTCATGGTCGACGTCGATGGCTTCGAGCCGGGCTTCGCGATGCCGACCGATCCGGCTGCCGTCGAGGAATACATCGAGGAGGTGCTGCCTGCGTTCAAGGGGGCCAGCTACTACTGGCACATGAGCTCCAGCGCCGGGCAGTCCAGCAAGCTGAAGTGTCATATCCACTTTATCAACAAGACGCCCTACACCTCGGCACAGATGAAGGCCTGGGCCAAGCTGGTCGGCAAGCAGGTCGACTCGGCTCTGTTCAGCCGCGTACAGGCCCACTACACCGCCGACCCGATCTATGAGGAGGGCCGTACCGACCCCGTCAGCGTGCGGGCAGGCTTCCACCAGGGCGAACAGGACTTCGTCGATCTGGTGATCACCGGGGAAGCCCACGAGACAGGCGCCGGGGAGGGAGGCAGCGACATGAAACTGGTCGATCCTTCCGAGAAGGAAGGCATCATTGGCCTGTTCCACCGCACCTACTCCGCTGAGGAGGTCCTGCTTACCCTGTTGGACGAGTTCGAGCAGGTCAGCGAGCGGCGCTACACCTGGCTCAATGGTGGCGGCACCCCGGAGGGCGTCTGGGTCCATGATGACGGACTGCACGTCGGCAGCAGCCACAACACCTGGCCGATCAATGGCATCGCGAACTTGTGGGACCTGGTCCGGGTGTTCAAATTCGGGGAGCTGGACCAGGCCGAGGATGACTTCGAGCAACTGGACATCGACAGCCGTGGCGTCGGTCACCGACCGTCGGACGTGGCGATGCGCGAGTGGGCCGGGGAGTTGCCGGAGCTGCTGGTCACCCAGCGGGAAGAGCGGTCTGCAGAGCTCAACCGGTGGCGTGGCGAGATCACCAATGCACCCGACCTCTACACGCTGGAGAACGTCATCGTGCCGGGGATACGCAGCGCGATGCTCTCGCCTGGCGAACAGGCCGTGCTGGCCGCCGCATATAACACCCGCCTCGGGCAGGTCGCCACCAAGATGGAGATCAGCCAGGTCCGCAAGCTGTTGCGACCGGTGCGTGAAGTCTCCCGAGAGCTCCCCGACTGGGCGGTTCCCTACGTCTGGATCGTTGATGACAATGCCTTCTTCAACGTCAATACCAAGCAGCTCGTCTCGGAACGCTCCTTCAATGCCAAGTTCGACCGGCGGATAGTTCCTGACCAGGACGGCAACCGCCCGCGTGCCTCTGACATGGTGCTCAAGGAGTGGGGCATGGCCGTGGTGGATATGCGACTGTACCACCCCGCCAACGAGAAGGACCTGTTCCATCTGGATGACGACCCTACCCATTACGCCAACACCTACCGTCACGACAGCGCCAAGGCGATGCCTGACCACTTCAGTGTGCAAGACCGCAAGGCGATCCAGATCATTGAGGAGCACGCGGCGCTGCTGATACCGAACGCCGTAGAGTGCGGCCTGTTCCTCGATTACCTCGCCTACTGTGTCCAGCGGCCCGGCATGAAAATCCGCTGGGCGCCGGTCCTCAAGGGGGTCGAAGGGGATGGCAAGTCAGCCTTCGCCACGATGATAGGCCACATCCTCGGCGTCAAGAATGTCCGCATCTTGGATAGCTCGACGCTGGAAGGAAGCGACTTCACAAGCTGGCGTACCGGTCAGTGCTTCACGGCGATCGAGGAGATCAAGCTGCACGGGCACAACCGCTACGACGTCTTCAACAAGCTGAAGACCCCACTCTCCAACGACGTTGTCGAGATCCACTGCAAGGGCAAGGACCCGATCACCGTACCGAATACCACCAACTACCTGCTCCTGACCAACTTTGACGACGGCTTGCCGATCAACGACAACGACCGTCGAATCATGTTCCTGCGCTCCCCTTTCCTGCGCAAGGAAGACCTCCTCGCCAAGCTGCAGGAGAAGGGATACGCCAACTATCAGGAGTACTACGACACCCTCTTCGACTTCGCGATCAAGAAGCATGCCGGCGCCCTGCGCAAGTGGTTGATCGAACGGGAGCTCTCCCC